GTGTCAAGTGTTGGTGTTACTCTAATAGTTCTAAATTTACTAAAATTATTAGACATTATTTACCTTCTTTCTTTGTAGCTTTAGGTTTAGCTTTAGCTTTTGGTTTTTCTTTCTTAATTTCATTACCTTTAGCATCACATTCTATAAATCTAGCTTTTAAATCTTCTTCATTATGATACTTGTGCATTTGCACTATAACACCATTAGGTTTTTTAAAATATCTTTCCATATAATTTTTTCTCCAGTTATGCAAGGGCAGTATATCCGACATACCACCCTTGCGTTGTTTTGCCTAATTAAGACTTAAGAAACATCTGATAAAATATAAACACCAAATGAATCTTTTATTTCAACTTCACCCCAGAAACCAACTGCTACATATTCTGTGCTTCTGAAAGATGCGTTTCTTTCTGTTTCGATTCTGAATAATCCTTCAGGCCCAACTGCTAATCCAACTGCACCTTTAGAAAATGCAAAACCTGCTGCATCACCACCTGATGAAACATCTTCATCAATTTGATCTGACCAGTACACATTAAAACCTGCTATTGTACCAATCATACCAGTAGCCATAGCTTCTTCACCTTTATCACCTAATAAAGATAATGGTTTTGCGTTAGAACCTGTTACTGCTGCATCATTAGTTAAAGCAATCAATCCTTTTGAACCCCAAACCTGTTTTGGTGATAAAACCAAATTGTATGGGAAAGGCGCACCTGCTGCTCTTAACTGACGCATAGAACCAAAGATATGTGATAAAGCAAGTGTAGTACCTGCACCACATTCTGTTTGTGAAAATGATTTACCTAATTCTACTAGGTCATCATCTAATTTAGCAGCAACTGCATTACCAAGTATTTGTCCTACGTTACCTGTTAAATCATCTGCGTTACCCATTACTGCTAAATCGGTTACGTCTGCTCTGATAACGTGTTCACTTACTGTTGCACTTCTTGCAGCAGTTGTTATAGATGTTACTGTACCATAGTCAGAACCATCTGTACCTGCACCAACACTACTTGATGCTATTTTTGTATAGTCAGGAAATTGTACTGTGATAGCACCTTTTACTGCTTGTTTTGATGTTACTAAAGGTAGCATAACGTTTGTATGGTTAAATGCTATTACAGCATCACCAATAGTTTTTCCTAATCCACCTTGTGCTACACCTGTATCTGTTTCAGCCATTACTGGTTACCTCTTTAAAGTGTCTTTCAACTGCTTGTTAGCCTTCATTTTGACACCAATCACTATGTGATTTCGGTTAATTTTGTTCATAAGGTTTCTTCAATGTTCCCTTACCAAACCCTGCAAACGTACCTAAAGAATTAGATGTTAATGATTTACCTTCTTGTGTTCTAGTAACTCTTGATTCCATCTCATCAATATATTCATCAAAAGTCATCTTTCCACCTTTGTAATCAACATCAACATCACCATCTTTTTTAGGTTTCAAGGTCATATCATTATTAGGATCAAAATCTACATTACCTAACTTGCTATGTTTTTTAATATCCAATCTTTATACCTTGTCCTTGTGGTGTTTGATTAGCCTTTTTATAGCCTTCAGGGTCTTTACTAGCCCATTCAGCATAAGAACTATAACCTCCCATTTCACTTGCTTTGCCTGTTGTGGCTCTAGCAGTTGAAGTAGAAGGTGCAGAAACATTAGTAACCTTATTTACATAAGTTTCTAGTTTATTTAAATCACTCAAACCTTCTGCTATTGATTTATCTTCATCAGTAGTTAATTTACCCATTAATGATTCTCTTTTATCAGTTTGGTACGAGTTCCATTGTTCAGCTTGACCTTTAAAAGAATCACGTTCTTTTGTCATCAAATCAAGTGCTTCTTTCAGCTTTCCATCTTCAACTAATTTAGCTTCAGCCTTTGATTTGTTATCTGCGTTCATCTTATCAATCTGTGCCTGTAACTTACCTACCTGATTAGCCATATCATTTTTAGCTTGATTGACTTCTTGGAATCTATCATAAGGTACATTCTTTTGACTAGCTTCTGTGCTAGGATTTGTTTCAGTATTTTCATTACTGGTAGTTTGAGTTTCTACATTTTCATTTGACATATTTAACCTCTTTTGTGAGTTTTTATTGAAAATTCTTAATTATAATATAATTTTATAATTGTAAAATAAAACAATTATTTTTTACCTATCTTATGTTTTGTAGTTTTATTCTTACCAAATATCTTTATTAAACCTTTACCATTATACTTCTCTGCTTCTTTGAATAAATACTTTTGTACACCTTTAGGCAATGGTTGATCTGCACTTGTTAATACTCTACCCATATCCATTAACCATTGTACCCTAGCACCAAATGTTGTCCAACCTATTTGGAAACCATTAGACATTGTTTTAATTAAACTATAATCTTTTAAAGTATCACCACTAGCAACAGGTGCATTAAAAGGAAAACCACTTATAAAACCCTTGCCTTTCGCTTTTTTTCTTTTAGCATATCCACTACTATAATTACTTTTAAACTTATTACCCTTGACATCTTTAGCACCTTTAAATATATGTTTTCTATATTTATCTCTAACTTCAGGGCCTACATCTAAAAAGAATTTCTTATCAAGCATCTTTTAACCTTTTCTTTGCTTCTTCAGGATTATTAAAACCACCTTCTTTTGATTGTATTTCCCATTTATGTCTGCAATTAAATCCACCACCATCTATTAACACTTCCTCGCCAAACCTAGATACTATTTCTTTTTTTGTAATAGCACCAGCACTAGCCATTGACAAACATTCATCTCTAGTTCTATCATCAACAGGCCCTATATATACATATTTAGTATTATCAGGTGCTATGTCCATCATCTGATTAGTTACCATTCTTGAGTATGTGTTTAATGTAGTATTGACTACTGTTTGCATCTGTGCATTAGATATGCTAGATACTGCAACCTGTTGTGTTATTTGTTTAGCAGTTAGTCCTGCTTGTAGTCCTTGTGCTACTTGTGTTCTTATTTGTCCTGATACATTTCTTATTATAGCACTATCAAATAATTCTTCATTTAACCTAGCAAATGCAGACAACCCTCTACCATCTATATCTGCAAAGTTTATTGTGGATTCTAGCACCTTTCTGTGTGCTTGTGCATATATTGAAGTAGCCTTTTGTACTTTAGCTTTAAGAGTGCCTTCTATATCTAATGAAATAAGTGAATCTATAAAAGCATTTAAATCAGTTACCTGTGAGCCTAATCCAACTAATGATGCTACTAATTCACCTTTTGCAGTATCCATTATCCTTGCTATTTGCTCGGAAGCACTATCTATGTCGTTTTGATTAGCCATTACTCAACTGGTTTAGCTAATGCTTGTAATAGTGAACTTTCAGGTGTTGCTACTTCTTCAGGTTCTTCACCAAATGTAGTTTTCTTGTCTGCTAATAGTTCTTCTGCTTCTTCTCTAGTTAAATCAGGATTCTTTTGCATCATAATATCAGCTAAATCTATCAATCCTTTAGATAGTTCCCAATCCCATTTATCTCTTTGTTCTTGGTCATTAAGAACTTCAACTGATTCAGCATAATCTACATCTTCTAAATCACCTGCATCTTGACCCATCTCAACTGCTATAATTAATCTTTCTAAATCAAACAGTTCCATCTCTACATTTCTCCAACGTGTAACATCACTCATTCTTGAATCCGTTAATTCCTGTTGCCTTAATTTAAGAGCCACACCACTTGCTGCTGTCGTTCCTTCAACAAAGCTAATGGGCAGATGGTAGTTTTGTGATAGCATTTTATAAGACGATTGTATGGATTCATCTAGTGCTGGTATTGCGTTAGGAGGACTTACTATACTTATACTACCATCTACACCCAAAAAATTGACGACGTCTTGACCCACCTTAAGTTCGTCGGGGTCAATACCTGAACCATTAACAAATAAATAGCCAAATGATTGAAACATTACATTAGCATTTTTATTAGTTTCAGCTACGTTAATAGCTAAATTAGTAGATATTAAATCATTAGAAGCATTAGTATCTAAATAACTAAATTCAGGTTTACCTTCTTTAAAACACTCAACAAAAGG